TACTAAACTTACTTTCAAGGAATACTTAATATGGTAAAAACCAATCAACTCGAACAACGTCTTAGCGAAGCATGTGATGCCCTGTGGGATCAATTCGTCGATCCTAGAGAAGCCTATCTCGACGACGAGGGCCTGTGGTGGAATACTGTGCATGTGGATGGCCAGTCACACAAGCAGGCGAGCGTCCCTTTCGCCTCAGAAGAGCAGTTGGCCGAGATACGTCAGCAATCGCGTCGCTTGGTAGCAACCAACGAGTATGCGATCAACGGTGTCGAAAATCGTATCAGCTATGTTGTTGGCACAGGACACAACTATCGAGCCTCGATCCGCAAAGGCGCCCAGGCCTCTCTCGAACTAGAAATCGAAGTCCAATCGGTATTGGACGAATTTATGCGACTGAATCGCTGGCAAGATCGACAGCAAGAGATCGTCCGTCGAATGGATCGTGACGGCGAGGCATTTTTGCGATATTTTGCTGCCCCGGATGGCACGACTCGGGTACGTTTTGTCGAACCCGATCAAGTAAGAACGCCCAAGGAACTGGCAAATCTTCCAGCGGCAAGTTTTGGCATTCGCACCGAAGCGGATGACGTGGAATCGGTGTTGGGCTACTTCATCGATGGCGAGCCTGTTGAGGCAGCCGCGATTCAACACCGCAAGGCAAACGTCGATGCCAACGTCAAGCGTGGCTTGCCGCTTTACTATCCAGTTCGCAAAAATCTACGTCGGGTTGAGAAACTCCTACGAAACATGAGCGTGGTCGCCGAAATCCAGTCGGCGATTGCATTGATTCGCAAACATCGGGGAACTTCGCGAAGTGGCGTCGAGCAATTTGTCGCCGACCAGAGCCAAACCACTGGCTTTGACAGTGCCAGCGAGCGAACAAAATATCTTTCGCAATATGCCCCAGGCACGATCCTCGACGCACCAGCGGGCTTGGAATACGATTTTCCAGCGTCGGGAATCGATGCGAGCAGTTTCGTGTTGGTATTGCAGGCAGACCTGCGAGCCATCGCGTCGCGGCTAGTGATGCCTGAGTTCATGTTTACTTCGGATGCGTCGAACTCAAACTATGCTTCGACTTTGGTAGCCGAAGGGCCGGCGATCAAGATGTTCGAGCGGCTGCAAGCAAATCTAAAGAACGTCGATTATGAAGTGATGTGGCGTGTGATCGACAATGCCGTGGCAGCAGGACATTTACCGCCAGAAGTGCGAAAATTGGTAGATATTCAAATCACCCCTCCTTCGTTGCGTGTGCGAGACCAGGTGCGAGAGTGCCAAGTCGAACGGATCGCTTTCGATAAGGGCCTCCTATCGCCCCAGTCGTGGAGTTTGCGACTAGGTCTCGACTACGACCAGGAGCAGAAGAATATCGCGATGCATCAGGAGGAGTTAGGAGTTGAGAGCCCCGAGTCAAATGTCGGAGAAGGAATTGATGAGTCGATGAGGGTGGCCAAAAATCGTTAATGAAATTGTTCGCGAATTTGCTAAACTCAAACCATCATGCGAACGAACATACGAAACAACGAAAAAGACAAATGCCGTCAAGCCGAGATTGAGTTTCGGAAGTTGATGGAGCATGTCTGTTGCACAGGCTTTTTTGGATCTGCAAGCGTGACGATCAACCTGCAAGATGGCCATATTCAAACCACTCGTGTGGCAGTTGATCGAATGATTCGTTAGGAGGAGCTGTCAGCTTTAGCCATCAGCTGTCAGTGAGAAGACGAGACGATGTTTTGGCTGATTGCTGACGGCTGATTGCTGAAAGCTCCTTTGTAGGGTATTGTACCGAGCTTGTTTTGCCATGCAAAACGAGCATCAAGTCGAGCCCCGCTTGAGACCGTGCTAGGTCGAGAGCGGGGCTTTTTTGTTGCCCGAAGTTGTGCACTTAGAGGTTGAACTCGGCAGAAAAGGAAAGGACAAAATGGCAGAAAAAATGCAAAGCGAAGTATTGCAAGAGTATGTCAGCTCGCATGGCGTGACTGTGCGGGTCGACAAAACTAGGGGCGTGCTCGAGGGAGTCAAGCTGATTGGCTTGGAGTCTCGAAATGGGCGTCGCTACCGAGAGTCGGCCTTGGCCAAGGCGACTCCGTTGTACGAGGAGGCCAAAGTCAACGTCAATCATCCTCGTGAAGGGGCACTTGCACCCCGAGATTATCAAGATCGGCTAGGGGTTATTCGCCACGTTCGATTGCGAGAGGGCGAAGGATTGTTTGGTGATCTTCATTTCAATCCCAAACACGCGTTGGCCGAGCAGCTGGTTTGGGATGCGGAGAATAACCCTCGAAATGTTGGGTTCTCGCACAATGTTATGGCTAGGCTTTCCCGTCAAGGAGAACAAACAGTAGTCGAGGAGATAACGCGAGTTCAAAGCGTCGATCTGGTATCCGATCCTGCGACGACTCAAGGCTTGTTTGAGCAAAACGAGCAAGACGAGCGAGTGAAGCAGGAAGTTGTCCCGCACTGGGATGTACTGACTGTTGAAACGCTACGCCTTCATCGGCCAGATTTACTGGAGGAAATCGAGTCGATTGAGATCGAGCGACTCAGTGCAAAGCTCGACGACGCGAATGGGCAGTCTAAGACTTTGCAGCGACGTCAGCGGATCGTCGATCTGCTTTGCGAACATCGTTTGTCGCCTCCTGTTTCGAAGAAACAGGCTCATGACAAGCACGAGTCAGAGAGACCCACGATTAGTCGTTCCTTCTTCGAAATGTTGATGAAGCTCGAGGACGAACGGCAAGTCGAGGAATTGATTGTCGAGCGTGCCGAACTGTTTTGTGGCACGTCCAACGGGCAAGACCGTCTGGCCAAAAGATTTGCTCCCAAATCGCGGGATCAGATGTCGGTGTTTGCAATGCCAACGGCTGAAAATCCGACGGGGCAAGGTTTTGCACAATCGTTGAAGTCGTCGTGCAATTAGAAGCCACTTTTTGATTTTTGGGAAGTTCAAAGACATTTTATCAAACCAAGTTACTGTCATTTAGAAAGAGAAATACCCATGGCAAACACGATGCGTTGGAGATATGGAGACACGAATCCGGTGGTTTTACCCGTAGATAGCGGCCAGATTGTGGAGATAGGCGATCTTGTGTATTTGGAGGTCGATGATGCAAGACCTGTCTCGAGCCTGGTGGATCTGGGGACGCTCGTGGCAAACCAGGAAGCGATGCACGACAAGTTTCTCGGCGTAGCCATGCAGGCCTCAGAAGCCGGGTCAACGACTCCGATTCGGGTCGCGGCGAGTGGTGTTTTTGAGTTGCAATGTGTGTCCGAAACGTTCGAAATCGGAGATCTGGTCGGTGGTCGTGAAGATGGGACCGGGACACAGCTTCTGCAACAGGCGATTGAGGGGGTTGCAACGGAGAACCTCGCAATCGGACGCTGTGCAAAGCGGGTTCCGATCGCTTCGGACAAAGTTCTGGTCGACATAGCAAGCACGATAACACAAGGCGGTCCACAAGCGGCTGCCTAGTGCTTTGTCGAACCTCAATTTAGGGTCGTCATAAAAACTGTTTTCCATCGGAGACGATGGAACTAGAAAAAAGATCAAACAGGAGAATAAATCTGTGTTACTCAACTATCGTGAACTCAAACGACGCTACGATTTGGATGGAGCTGAGCAAACCGTGCAGCACCTTTCCGAAGCATTGCATGAAGGGCATCTGGCTCCCGAGGAATTCAGTATCCGTGACCTAGCCGAGTCGCTCGTGCCCGACGGACGCGAATGGGTACGTATGCTCGATCCTCGTTCGGGAGGAAGCGTCAATGTGATGGAGGCGACCGACGGGGTCGATGTGACTGCCTTTCTTAACATCACAGGGCAAGTCATCTATTCCAAGCTCTTAGACGCATATGAGCAGGAAGCTTTTGTCGCCTCGAAGCTCGTGCAGACCATTCCGACACGCTTGGATGGAGAGAAAATCCCTGGCATCTCGCGAATCGCTGAGAATGTCGACGAGGTTGCCCCAGGGATGCCGTACCCCAATCTTGGTTTTGGCGAGGACTACGTCGAAACTCCCTCGACCTCGAAACGAGGCTTTATCGTACCGGTGACCAAGGAGGCGATCTTCTTCGATCGTACTCATTTGATCCTCAGTCGGGCAGCAGAAGTTGGCGAGGTGTTGGGGCTTAACAAAGAGAAGCGGATTCT